CTACCTTTTAAACCTAAAGCCTGTCTTTCTTCTTTAGATAAATTATAGACTTTTTTAATTTGGTCACAAGCATCTTCCCATTTACATCTATCATCAAATATATAAGGTGTCATAGGTGATCCTTGAATTGATCTACTAGATGGGTATACTGGGAAAGCCCATTCTCCATGTTTATCAAATGTTTTTTTATGATTAGAGGGAATATCAGCATCTGGTGTATACCATTCTCCTTTATTGTCTTCGAATCTCATTTGGTCTTGCATACCTCCTGTTACATTAGCAATAACAGGTGTACCTGAAAGTAGTGCTTCTGTTATAGATAATCCCCAACCTTCATTTGATGTAAGTAATATTTGTGCATCTGCTATATTATATAAATAATTAAGTTGAGGTTGAGTTAATTTTGATGATGAAAATATAACATTTTCTTTATAGTTTTCATTAAATAAATATTCTTTTACAGCTTTTAAATCTGTACCCGCTTCTGTAATTATTTCTGTGTGTAATATTATAAAACAATTTTTAGCTTTTTCTTTTGGGAGAGAATCTAAAAAGGATCTAAATGCTAATAAAGTATCAGGAATTTGTTTTCTTCTAATATTTCTAGAATTGAAAAAGAGAACAAACTCTGGAGTTCTATTTTGGAAAATTAACTTTTTAAAATTTTTAAATTCTGGATCCTTAGGGTTTATTGGGAAAAATATATCTGGGTTTAATCCATGTGGGATATATTTAAATATTTTATTTTTACCTTTATCTCCTAATACTAGCTTATTAATATTAACTGTTTGTTTAGAAATACCCATTAATAAATCACAAGCTTCATAGTAAGGTTGATTGTACATAGGAGCAGGATAATCATCCCAAATATTCAAGTAAGTAATAGGTATTTTTCTACGGATTTCGTTCTCCATATTAAATAACCAAATAAAGTACCTAGGATCAGTAAATAACATTATAGCATCTGGTTTTTCTATATCTATTATTTGCCTTACTGATTCTGGGGTTCCATATCCATTTTGTGGGTATAATATTACTGAGGAGTCTTTTATTTCTAACTGCTCATCAACACTCTTAGATAATTCTATTCTTTTACCCTTATCAGGATGTTTAATGGCTCCTGCCATTTGAACCCAATTGAAATGGTGTGAAGTATGAAGTACTATCTCTTTTGCTACTGTGGCAACTCCAGAATGTACTCTAATATCATCACAAATTAATAATATTTTTTTCCTTTGTTCTTTAGGTAAATATTCAAACTTTTTATTCATCATCTTTTATTTCAAGATTAATTTGATTAGTAATTTGTTTACGAAAGTCTTCATTTGTAAGATATAGATAGATAGCTCTATCAGCAAGTTTTTGGAATGAAAACTTACGTTTTACACATTCAATTTTAAAATTCTCGAATAAGTCACTTTTGATTTTTACACTGGTAAGTGTCATGTCTTTATTAGCCATAGTCTTTATTTATTAAAACATTATTTTATTATATATACGTATGTGTGAATCTATGAAAAATGTTCACCAGCACCACACAATTCTTTATCTTTATTATAAGGGCAAAAGTTACAATTCCACTTAGAAGGGGATTTAGGGTAATTTGCTTCTTTTATTTTACCACTTGAATTAAAACATTCATTAATAAAATCATTAATAGCCGTTTTAGCTCTGCCTAATTTAATTTCCCCACTAGGTGGAACAAACTGTTGTACTCTATAAGCTTGGTATGGAGACATAAGTTTTTCATCATCTGGGTCTAATACTTTTCTTTTAAGAATAAAAAACTCAATTTCAATTTTATCTAAAGGTATACCATACTGTTCTGAAAAGTATTGTTTGTAAAGTAAGAGTTGAAATTGTTTGTTTTCATCCTTTTTAGCGTAATCATTCCACCCGCTAGTACTTGTTTTTATGTCGATTATTTTGAATGTCTCTGTTGCTTCATGGTATGTGACAACATCAAGATACCCCATGTATAATACGTTATTTAACATTTTATTTGGTGCTATTACAATAGGTATTTCACAACCAACTAAATAGGTACCTTTTTTGCTAAAATATCTACTACGTTTTTTCTTAAACCATTCTAAGATAGCAACTCCATCCTCGAAAAATTCTCTCATTTCAACCGCATCCGAGAAATGTTCTGAGTTGTTTGATTTATATTGTTTTTGGTATTCACCTATATAAGCCTCTTGGAAATATTCCTGTATATCTATTTCTCTATCAGCCGCTGCAAATGATTTTTCATATGCTACATCTAAATAATGTTGCATGGATTCATGAATTGCAGTCCCAAATACAGTATGGATAGAAGATGTAAATCGTTTGATTTTATCTTTATACTGTAATTTCCAACGGTGAGGACATCCCCTGAATATAGACATCTGAGAATATGATATATTCTTTTGATATGCATAATTAACAGGTGAAGGTGGATTATTCCTTATTTCCTTTATTATTTTAGGTAGTTTTTTTTGCCAAACTATTTTTTCCATTTATTTCGACCTACTAAAAGACCGATTATCCCATAATTGGCAATATCAATAAAGGTATCTTGCATACCTTCACCTTCAACAAAGGATCTACCATTAATTAATAAGTTTTTTAAACGTGATATCTTATCCGTTAATCTAATACATAACCCAGTTAGTGAAAACTGTTTATCATCGCTATTATTAACGATATCTCCACCTAAAGTAATATTATTTAAACCATAATCCATGTGCTTACGAGCAAACATTTCATACATTTCTTTTTGGATTGTTTTAAACTCTTTAGATAATTCTGGGTATTCATGTTCGAATATTTCTACGGGGGTGGAATTTAAATTGGGAGCTGTTTTTCCACTTTTAGCATCACTAATTTCTCTACTACTCATAACTTTTTCTAATTCAAGGGCATTAGCACTAAAATGCCCTCCTTGGTTAATTTTATTTTCTAAACTTTCTAGGTATTTTTTGATTGTATCACCCATTAATTTGTTGTTCTAGTGAAAAATACTTATCTATTGCTGCTAACCTATCATCGGCATCAACTAACATGGCAAGTGCTTCTTCAGCGTTTTTATAAAAGTCTCCTGTTGTATGGTCACCAATTCCAACTGCTCTATCACCTAATAATTCAAGTGATAATAGTGCTTTTGCTTTATCTGCCTGTGCAGACGTACGTAACATATCTATTAATTTGTTCATTTTAAAATTTTAGTTATTTCTTTTTTTTCTAATCCTCTGTTGGTTAATATACGACGAATCTCTGGAGTAGCCAATATATTTATATATTCCTTTGATTCTTTAAGAGAACATTGGAAGTGTTCTTTAATGTGGGTTGTTAAATCTTTATTAGGTTGTTTTACTTTGGATTTAACATATTTACTCCATTTATTATTTTTAGGAATAAATTCCCTATATATATTGTAAATCATTCTTTTTTCTTGTGGGGGAAAGTCTTGAACATAATTTACAATTTCTAAATAATCAGGATTCATAGATAAAAACCTATGTATCATATAACTGTTCCAAACCTCCCAGTCTTTATCTGTAAAGGATTCAACTGGTGGTTTGGTGTTATTAATTGCTTTTAACCAATCAAAGATGTTTTTCATTTAGCAAAGTTCGTCTTCTAATTCCTTTCTTAAATCTCTTGGAACTGAATCTTTTAAGATTTTTTTAGTAGATGGATCATAAAAAATTGGGATTGGGAGTAATGCATCTTCTTCTGATCCTGTTACAAATTTAGATACCTTACGTAAAATTACTCCTTGTTGGAATACACTTCCACCATCAAAATTTTTTACTTCAGTGGTGTTTTTCAAATCAATGGGTGGCATTTGTGCCTCTGGTTGTTGCATAATTATTTATTATTTAATATTTGTTGGATTAACGACATTGTATTTATTTCCTTGTCGATTCGGAAATTTGCTTTATATTGGTGTTCATTTATTAAAATGGCTGCTGTACCTTCTTTATTTTGTAAGTATTCAGATGCACGTTCGTATAATGATTTAAATAATTCATCAAAATCATCTACATTAGCATCAGCTATAATTTGACGTATATCATTATAACAATCTATTTTGTTGTGTTTAGATCCCTCTGATAATGCATTAATAACTTTATCTATATAATTAGATGATACTAATACTGATTGGTCTAGTTTTAATGTATTATCCTGTGTAGATAGCTGTATAGTATTAATACACTTACGTAAATCAGGATAATATTGGTTAACTAAAGGTACTAAATCATTTATATTATGTTCAATAGATTCTTGTTGTAGTATCCAATTTAAATGTTTAGCAACATCTTTTTTAGTTGGAGGAACAATTTTAAGTACTTGACATCTAGATTGTAAAGGATCAATAATACGCTCTACAAAATTGCAAGTCATAATAAAACGCGTCGTACGTGAGAAAGTTTCGATAATATTACGGAGTGAAGCTTGCGCTTGGATAGTAAGAAAATCAGCTTCATCCAAAATGACCACTTTAAGTGGTTTAAAAGAAGCAACGCTTGCAAATCCTTGCACTTTATCACGAATCGTTTCAATACCTCTTTCATCCGAGGCGTTAATATAAAGATGATCGCAATCAAGATTTTGAACACAAAGTTTTGCCAAAGTAGTTTTTCCTGTACCAGCTGGTCCATAAAATATTAAGTTTTGAATATCATTCTGGTCTAAATATTTGGAAATAGATTTTTTAATATTTTCATTACCAACATAATTTTTTAAATTAGATGGTCTATATTTCTCTACTAATAAACTATTCTCCTGGGTCTGAGTATTCGCCATATAAACTATAAGTTTTAATTGGTTCTGGTTTTACTTCTATTTCTTCGGCGTTAATTGCATATAATTTACTACTTAGAGGTTCTAGTCGATAATGACCTTTAAACCCTGTTTTTCGCATATATGCTTCTAAAGCATCTGTTATACTATCATGTATTGTACCTTGAGGTTCATCTACTAACTGCCAACGATCCCCAGGGGGTTGTCTTAGGGCTATTAATATCTTATCTTCAATAATTTCTATTTCCATGTTATTTAATATAATAAAAATAAATGGGGGAGACAAGCTCCCCCACATATTTACTTAGACTCTGCTACAGATGCTTTTTTATAATCTGTAATTACTCTTTTAATTGCCTGAGCTGCTTTTCTAGCTCTTGCTTGTGATGCTTTTGTTTTTCCATCGTTTTCCGCTGCTAAGATATTGAAGTTTTCTTCAATAACCTCAAAAATTTCCTGTTTTGTCATTTTTTTACTTATTTATTTATTAATTATTAATTATTACATCATCCCCATCATAGACGGATCCATTTGAGGTTGATTGTTACTATCTTCACTTATTTCATTTACTACTGTACATTCAGTCAATAGAACTGTACCTGCGACAGAGGCTGCATTTTGAAGGGCAGTACGTGATACCTTGGTTGGGTCAATAATACCTGCTTCTTTCATATTAACTGTTTCTTCATTTTTAATATTAAATCCGGCCCAAGTATCGTTACCTGAGTTAACTAAATTATCGGCTAAAATTTGTCCTTTTACTACATCAAAACCAGCATTAACTAAAATTTGGTTAAATGGTTTAGCACAAGCTTCTACTACAATAGCTGCTCCTGTTGAATTAACTTCTATACCTGATGAGGCATATAGTAAAGCTGTTCCACCACCAGGTACTATTCCTTCTTCAATAGCTGCTTTTGTTGCGTGTAAGGCATCATCTACTCTATCTTTCTTTTCCTTCATTTCAGTTTCAGTATTTCCACCTACATGAATAATAGCAACTCCCCCTACAAATTTTGCCAAACGTTCTTGGAGTTTTTCGGTTTCAAAGGGTGTTTGAGATTGTTCTAACTGTTTTTGAAGTTCTTCAATTCTTTTATTAATATCTTCTTCTGTTCCCTTACCATCAACTATAGTAGTTTGTTCTTTTTCTACAGTTACTGTTCTACCTTCACCAAACCATTCCCAAGAAAATTTGTCTAGCTTCATACCCTTATCTTTTGAAAATACTTGTCCACCTGTTGTAACAGCAATATCTTCTAAAATTAATTTACGTCTATCACCAAATTCTGGGGCTTTAACCGCACATACTTTCATTGTGCCTCTCATTTTGTTTACAATTAGAGTAGCTAAAGCTTCTTGATCAATATCTTCTGCTATAATTAAAAGAGACTTTCCTTGAGAGGAAACTGCTTCTAAAATAGGTAATAACTCTTTTACTTGAGTAATTTTATTTTCAGATAATAATATTAATGGGTTTTCTAAAGTAGCTGACATTGTATTGTTATTAGTAACAAAATAAGGAGATTTATAACCTCTATTAAATTGCATACCTTCAACTGTTTCTAAGTAAGTTTCTCCTGTACGAGATTCTTCAATATGAACAACACCTTCCATTCCCACTTTTTCTATTGCGGTAGATATTAATTTTCCTACTTCTGGATCATTATTAGCTGAGATGCTTGCTATTTGTTCTAATTGTTCTTCGCTTGAAATATCTTCTGATATTTTATTTCTTAGATTGTCTATTACTATTTTAACTGTAGAATCAATGTCTCTTTTGATTTGTACAGCATTTTCATTGTTATTTAAAGCATTTAAACCGTTTTTAATCATTTCACGGGCTAATAAAGTAGAAGTTGTTGTTCCATCTCCTGCTTTTTCTGCAGTTTTAATAGCTGCTTGTTTAACCAATTGTACTCCTAATTCTTGTTCAGGGTTTGATAAAGTAATAGATTTTGCAACTGTAACTCCATCTTTTGTAGATTGGGGAGATCCTTGATCATTTGCAATTACTACATTTCTACCATTTGGTCCTAAGGTGGACACAACAGCATCTGCTAAAACATCAATTCCTTTTACTAAATTTTTTCGAGCTTCTGCTCCTAATGTAACTTGTTTACTCATTTTCTGTTATTTTTGCTAAAATTTGATTACCTGGTCCTACATAATATTCTTCACCATCATAAGGTAGTTTTGTAAACCCCATAGTGGGTAATACTACTTTATCCCCTAAATTTAATGGTAGGGGAATTATAGTACCATCAGGGAGCATCTTACCAGGTCCAACGGAGACTATCTCTGCGGTTTCATTTTTTTCTTTACCCAAATCTGGGACAATAATACCACCATATGTGGTTTCTTCTGCTTCTATCGGTTTAACGATAACAGCATCAAATAGTGCTTCTAAGGCCATCTGTATAATTTTTAATGTTAGTACTTATTTTTAGATAATTGTTAATATATTCTTCTAAACTATCAAAATTACCTATATCTGCTTTTAGATTAGCTATTTTTTGTAACGCTTGATCCATATTAGCAAAATAATATAATGATTTTTCATATGTTTTTGCTTTACCTTTAGCCCTAAAATGGGAGGCATCAGAGGTTACATTTTGTTTTACAGTATAACTGTATTCATCTTTAGTAATAAAGAATGGTTCTAGCAAAGGGTCGGTAATAGTCTGAATAGACTTTCTTTTTGTTGTCATATAACTTATTTATTTAGACGTGAATATACGAATAATATTGCGCTAGGACACGCTTTTTTGTGTATACCTTTATTTAATTTTAATTGTTTTTGCTTTTTTAGATTCCGAAATTGGAATAAATAGATGAAGCAAACCATCTTTCATTTCTGCCTCTAATTTCTCAAGTTCGAATTTAGCTGCTACTTTATAACCTAAGTTAAAAGAACGTTTAGCTAATCCTTTATAGATGTAGCCACTGTAATCAAATTCTTCTTCATTGGGTTTATCGTAGATAATTTTTAAAAGATCTCCATCAATTTCTAGTTGAATATCTTTTTTAGTTAGACCAGTACAGGCAACTTCAAAATGAAGTCCTTCATCGTCATAAAAAATATCTAGTGGGTGTGGTTGTTTGTTTTCAAACGTAGTTGGTTGAAAAGCGCCGTCTGCCTTGAATAGGTTACGGAATAGTAAATCGAACGGTGTACGTTCATTGAATAATGTACTCATATCATTTAGTTTTGTGAGGCCGAAGCTCTCGATTAATTTAATTTAAACATAACAACGCGCCCTAGCTGCAATTTTATGTTCC